CTGCTACGAGGCGCTGGGATGGACGTTTGGCATGACCGAAGAGCAGTACCGCAACAACGTTCTACAACACAGCTGAAAAAGGAGAAAAGACGATGACGATGGCGACGAAGTTTGTATGCAGACAGGGCGATGTGATGGTGCGCCAGAGGGCGGTGCCGGAGGGTGCGACGAGGGTCGATGTGCGGCCGCTGGCGCTGGGCGAGAAGACGGGCCATCACCACTCGCTGGCCGTGGCCGAGCCGCTGACGCTCGCCGACTGCGTGGAGATGTACGAGAAGGATGGCGAGGTCTTTGTGCGGATCTACACGGAGGGTGTGGTGGTGCTGACGCACCAGGAGCACAAGAGCCATGCGATTCCGGCAGGCGACTACCAGGTGGTAATCCAGCAGGAGAACACCGACTGGGGATCGCGGGCGGTGCTGGACTAAGAAGGCGAAGGGCTCCTGCGGGAGCCCTTCGCTTGTTTGCGTGAGAGAGGGGAAAGCGAGATGACATCGAGACCGAAGAGGCGGGATGCGGCGAAGCGGCTGGCGGCCGAGCAGAGGAAGGGGAAGAAGGCCGGTGTGCTGGCGAACGTGACGGCGGCGCATGAGCTGAGTATCTACGTGGGCAACTCCGCGGCGCGGGATGTGTATGAGCGTGCGGATGCCTGGGCCAAGAGCCCGGCGGGAACGCCGTACGGTGCGAAGAAGGCAGGGACCAGGTGAGGCCGCGGAAGTGTGTGCTGGTGGTGGCGGGGGATGAGGATCTGCTGGCGCGCTGGTCGTTTGTGCTGGAGACGAAGCTGTATCGCGTGCACCGGGCGGCGACGGCGGCCGAGGCGCTGGCGTGGCTGGCCGGTCTCGAGACCGATGCGGTGTATGTGCTGATCGTAGCGATGCCACTCGACGGCCTGGATGCGCTGCTGGCCGATGCGCGCGGTCTGCATCCGGAGATGCGCACGCTGGTGGCGGCGAGCTGCCGGGCGGACCGGTATATCGGCGCGGCCGATGTGTTTATGCCGGAGGTGTCGATGATCGACCTGGTGGAGCGCGTGCGCTGCCTGGCGGCCCGCAAGCGCGGACCGAAGACCGGACCGAAGGCCGAACGGAAACATGAAGCGAAGCCGGTGAGCGCGGCGGCCGTGGCGCGGCGGCAGCTGGCAAAGAGCGCCCATCCGGATATGCACGGCGGCAGCCATGAACAGATGGCGCGGCTGAACAAGGCGCGAACGGAGGCGCTCGGTTTTGAGCTACGTTATATCACCACGGCAGACGGCGCTGGACCTGGTTGAGCTTCCTCTGAAAGTACTCGCGCTGCCAGCCTTTGCGCGGGGCGGCGCCGAGCATGAGCTCGCAGCAGCGATGACAGCGCCAGTCGCGGCGCGAGAAGGTGGCCAGGCAGTGCTTCGAGTGGCGCGTGGTGCCGTCCTGATTGGCCTCGCGGGGATACATCTCGGGAACGGGGCTGGTGAGCAGATCGAGAGGCATCATGCGAACACCGCCATGATGGCCTCGGCGACGTCGATGGGCTGGTAGGAGTTGGTCGATCTCTCGTAACGATAGGGGATGCCGTCGGCGTCGACGTTGAGATAGCGCCGGGTACGGACGTTCTTGTAGAGCGAGATCCCGTAGGCCGTGCCCATGAACATGTAGTCGGCACAGAAGTGCGGGCCGAGGATGCGCTCGAGGGGTTTGAAGTCTGGGTTGGGCAGTGCAGTAGGATGGGGGTGCGCGGGACTTGCGGCACCACTTTCGCGAGTGGGCATATATGGCCTCCGACAAGGCTGTTGTGCGGGCTGCGATCCCGCGTTATTTCTTCTCTACGCGCTTCTCTTGCTCGTAGAGCCGTCTGATAGCTAAGCGAATGATCTGCGGGAATTCCAGGCCAAGACGCTTTTGGAGATAGGTGAAGATGGCCTGATCCTGCTCGTTCGCGCGAAAGGACCGGGGCGGTGTCTTCTCCTTCTCCATGTAGTAATTTGTAATACATAAGCCACTCGTGAGTCAAGCGGAATCGAGGCTGGTAAATGTCAAGGCCTACCACCTAAGTTGTAGGCGCGGGTACGAGTTGTATTGCACGGGGGGCGGGTTGGCCCTATAGTAGGGACTGCTTCCCCGGTGGGGGCGGTTGCGTGGGTATTGGTGGGTTGGTGGGTTGCAGTACAGCGACAACGACAACATAGACGAGTGCGCCCGGAAGACCGGATCACGACGACCTCACTCTGAGCAGGTCACCAGGCAGGAGCGGCGGTGTGTCCCAACCAACCGGCCTGAAACCGGAACAGAACCGCAGAAAGCCTGAAACAACCGAAGACTTTTTCCCTTTTGCCCCGCCTTTCTGGCGGGTTTTCTGTTTTGGAGAACGATTGCATGCGAAAGCGCAGCCGCAGCAGAGTCCGGTCGCGAGGCCATGTGGTGTTGAACAGCTATACGCGGATGGTGGCGTACTTCGCGTATGCGCAGCTCTCGAACAAGTGGGGGGAGTGGACGTTCCGCACGATCTCGCAGCGGCAGGCGGAGCTGCTGGTGGCCTCGGGCGAGGCGACGGCGATTACGCGGATGATGGACGGCGCGGTGCGGATCGTGGGCTACCGCGCATTGAAGCCGACGAGCTGGGAGCGGCCGAGTCCATCGACCCTGACCCTGGGAACGATGCTGGCGGTGGGTTATGACGAGGCGGCGGCGCGGGTGGCCGATTCGAGGTACCGTCTGACGCGGCGCGAGCGGGCCGAGATATTGAAGTTCCGGGTATGGCCGCTGATCGGCGACACCAAGGCGGTGGCGGTGCGCCCGAGGATGACCGGGGCGGAGCGCGTGCTGGCGGAGAAGCTGCTGGGCGTGCCGATGCAACGTACGCGCACCTATCAGATGCTGAGCGGCCGGATCATGCATGAGACGGTGACGAACGGAATACTGGGTTGAGGCGCGGCGTCGAGAACGGCGCGAAGCACCCCAACCGGCTGCGGTTTGAGGGTGTGCTGACCCTCGTGGATGTGCCAAGCTGCAAGGCTCCGAGCGGAGCGCGCGGGCACCGGGTGATCCTGACGCGATCGGCGGCGGAGGCGGCTCTGCCGAGCCTGCTGGGCATGGCGGTCGACTATAAGGCCGGGTGGGATGGGCACGATCCGCGGCAGAAGTGCGGCATCATCACGGACGCAGAGGTGGTGGGGCGCGAGCTGAGAGTGGGTGGCTACCTGTTTGCGCGGGACTTCCCGGAGCTGGAGCCGCTGGTGTACCGGCTGGGCGATACGCTGGGCATGAGCTACGAGCTGCACGACGCGCATGTGTGGGATATGCGGGCGACGATCTGGACCATGACCAGGGCGACGTTTATCGGGGCGGCGATCCTGCTGCGCGAGCGGGCGGCGTACCGTGGAACAAGCTTCCGCGTGGTGCCGGAGGGCCTGGCATTGGCGGCGTCGGCTGGCGAAGGCCTGGCGATGCGCTCCGTGGTGTATGGGAAAGCACCGGAAGACGATGGCCGCGAAGAAGAAAGCTAAGCCGGCGAGGCCTCCGAAGGCCGTAAAGAAAGCCGGACCTGTAAAGAAATCTGCACCTGTAAAGAAATCCGCAGCGGCGAAAGAATTCCGCGCTCCTGTCGCGCAGGGTTTCGAGGCGCTGACGCCGAAGCAGCAGCAGTTCTGCCTGGCGTACCTGGCGAACGGCTTCAACGCGACCAAGGCGGCGATTGCAGCGGGCTACGCGAAGAAGAATGCGGACACGCAGGGCAGCCGGTTGCTGGCGAACCGGGCGATCGCGGCGGCGATCCGGGAGCGTACGCAGAAGATCACGGCTAAGCGGGAGATTACGGCCGAGCGGGTGCTCGATGAGATCGCGAAGATGGCGTTCTTCGATCCGCGCAGGATGTTCCGGCCGGATGGGGCTTTGATCCCGATTACCGAGCTGGACGATGAGACGGCGGCGTCGATCGCGGGGCTCGATGTGAAGGAGATCTACGCGGACAAGGTGCCGATCGGGCGTCTGAAGAAGATCAAGATCGCGGACAAGCGCGGCAGCCTGGAGCTGCTGGGGCGCTATCTGAAGCTGTTTACCGACAAGGTGGAACACTCGGGCAGCCTGGGCGTGCAGCTGGTGACGACCGTGCCGCGGCCGCAGCGGAAGGTTTTATCGAAGGAGAAGTGAGACATGCGTGAGAGCTACTATTCAAAATCGTTAGGCGGATCAACCTTAACGGACTGTTCACCGGCGTGCGTAACAGACGCAAGCGTTTCAGTGACACAGCGACTCAGCCAAGTGCGTCAGCGCGCAGACGCCCTGCGCAACAGCAGTGGAAAGATTCTGCGCACGATATTAGAGGCGCCTTCTCCTCCCGACGAATGTGAGAAGCCGTGCCGCCTGGGTCTTGAAGGTCAGCTGCGCGATGTTCTGGAATCGCTCGAAGATATTGATCGGACATTGAACGAGCTGGGCAGCTATCTCTTCGCCTAGCTGATGCAGACAGGTGTAGAGCGGTTCGCGGAGGACTTTCAGTCGAAGCTGCTGCGGATCGATTTCAGTGAGCGCTACGATCCATATCCGAAGCAGCGGCAGTTCCATGCTTCGCTGGCTCCGTTCAACTTTCTGGGGGGAGCGGCCGGGCCGGGCAAGACGGCGTGCCTGATCGTCGAGCACATGGTGGATTGCGCGGAGTTCAACATGGACGACGCGGCGCATGTGCATACGCTGATGCTGCGGCGGACGTATCCGAAGCTCGAAGCGACGCTGTTGACGCGGTTTCAGGAGCTGATTCCGAAGGAGCTGTACAGCCGGTTCACACGCGGCGACGGCCGGCCGGAGGTGACCTGGCTGAATGGCGCAACGACCGTCTTCGGCGCAATGCAGTATGAACACAACGCCTGGGACTACCAGGGGCAGTGGAAGAAGATCGCGTACGACGAGTTGTGCGAGTTTACCTTTGGGCAGTGGAACGCAACCTCGGCGTGGAACCGGTGTCCGGTCTCGGAGTACTGCACGAAGGACGGCGCGGGGAATCCGATTGGCATTGGGGCGCCGTGGGTGCGGAGGATCTTCGTCGAGCATCGCCCATGCGATGAGATGGACGAGGAACAGAGGGCTGCATACCGGGCGGGCGACTATGCCTACTTTCCATGCACGTACCTCGACAACCCGATCTACGCGAACAACCCGCAGTTTCTGAAGAACCTGAACAGCTACCCGAAGGCGATCCGGGACGCTCTGCTGAACGGATCGTGGGACGTGGTGGGCGGCTACTTCTACGGGGCGTACGACGTGGCGGAGAATACCTGCCCGCAGAGCGAGTGTCAGCCGCAGGCGTGGCATAAGCGGTGGATCTCCGGCGACTGGGGCTTTGAGCACTGGGCGGCGATCTACTGGCACTATATGGACGACTTCGGCGTTGTCCGTACGTACAAGGAACGCCTGGTGAAGCACCATGACCCGGAGATGCTAGCGGAGATGATTATCCGCGAGTCGCTGGGCGACGACGGCAAGATGGCGAAGTTCGTGAGCTTCCCCTTCAGCCACGATGCGTTCGCGGACCAGACGACGAAGAGCTACGGGGCGAACCCGAACTCGGTGGCGCAGAGGATGGCGCGGGTGATGCGCGAGTACGCTCTGCCGATGCCGATGAACAGCGGCAATGACAAGATCGGGCGCGAGCAGACGATGTACAACATGCTGCGGCGGCGGGTGCGCACGGGCAGGACGGCAGAGGGTGTGCCGATCGAGCGGGCGAACTGGATCATCTCGGATGAGTGTCCGCGGCTGATCGAATGCATTACGACGGCGCCGCGCGACGAGGTGCACATCGAGAAGATCGCTTCGTTCCTGGGCGACGATCCGCTGCAGGGCGCGGGATACGGGATCTATCACATCCTGGGCGGACCGGCGGCGAAGCCGAGAGAGCAGCTGCTGCGGGAAGAGATTGAGTCGGCTCCGGATGAGCGGGCGAAGCATTGGATCCGGCTGCGGGAGACCGAGCGCAGGAATCGGGCACGCAGCCCGAAGCAGTACTGGGAGCTCTAGGCACTTCGTGCTGTCCTCGACGCTCCGCGTAAAGGCAAAGACTATGACGATGCGAGACAGGGTACGGAATGCGGTGCGGTCGTGGCTGTTCGCCGAAGAGACGAGCGAGCTGAAGACGCTGATGTTCCAGGTGCACAACCTGGGCGACCTGTTGCAGATAGGCCCGGCGGCGGACATTCAGGCCGCGCTGACGGCGCTGGGGTCTTCCGTCAGCAGGCTCGATGCTGACTGCGAAGCGGCCTTCGGGCGCAGGCAGGAAGAGATCGCCGCGGTGCAGACCGGTCTGACCGCGCTACGCGACTCCGAAGAACGGCACTATCGAGACCTGCTGAATACGCAGCAGGAGATCGAGCAGAAGGTGGACCGTCTACTGCTGCTGTTGGAGCCGCAGGCGGCGAGGCTGCATGCGCGGCGACCGCCGATGCCGGAGTGGGACCAGGTGCAGCAACAGAATTTAGCGGAACAAGTGAAAGAGGACAGCAATGGCAAATCCATTCGTAGGTAAAGACGGCTCGCGGCACACCAACCGTGACAGCATGAAGCGCTCGGATGCGCGGTTTGGGGCGAAGCAGCCGCAGAGCGGGATGGCGGGCGCGGGCGGCGGCGAAGACGACGAGATGCAGGATGGCCAGGATGGTCAGCAGGACGGAGCCCAGATGGCCGCCGAGCATGGACCGGCCGACGAGGTGAACCTGCAGCACGATCACGCGGGCGGACGTCACACGGTGCATGCGAAGCATCCGGACGGGCACGAGCACGAGAGCGAGCATGGGACGGCGGATGAGGCGCACCGGTTCGCGGCGGATTGCGCCGGCGCGGGCGGTGGGATGTGATGCCGCGGCTGGCTCTGGCGCAGGCAGCGGCCGGGGCGCGTTAGAGCCATGGGCTTTGCGGAGATTCCCCGGATCTATCCGGGAGCGAAGACCTGTGTTCGCTGGAACCCGGGCACGAAACGTTACGAGCTCGTGGTGGGCGGCGTTGTGCTGTCGAGCATATCGAGACTCTGCATGTCGATCCGCTCGGAGCGGGTCAAGTTCAAGGCGCAGGTAGCGGCCACGGCTTCCGTGGTGAAGAGGGTGCGTAGCGATGAAGACAAAGACGGTGGATCTGGGGAGCAAGGGATCGTGGACGAGCCATCCGGGGCGTCTGCATGAGGAGCTGGGGATCCCGCTGGGCGAAAAGATCGGCGAGGAACGCGAGCGAGCGGCGCTGCACTCGGAGAAGCCGCAGGTGCGGCGCGATGCGCGGAGCGCGCTGGGCTATCGCGGGATGAACAAGGGCAAATGACACTCGACATCGCTGCGAAAGTTCCCCTGCAAACCATCAGGCCGGATCCGGTGACCGTCTATGCGCGTGAGCAGATGAAGCTCGCCCTGGATGTGTTGACGGACGAGCTGCTGGCCGACTACATCGCCAATCATCTGCAGTCGAGAGGAGCGCCGGTTGGCTCCGCTTAGACAGAAGACGCTGTTGGAGCCGTTGCCGGACGATCCTGATTGTGTTCCTGGGCAGTACGCGGCGATCGATGTGTCGCCGGAGCCGATCTTCGGGCCGGACCAGCTGGGAACGTATAAGAGCGCCGTCGAGCAGTTGACCACGTCGGCGACCCGGACCGACTCGAGCGCGCGGATCTTCGAGATCCTGCAGGCCTGGGAGGCGCGGCTGTTCTCGCGCGGGTACCAGTTTCTGACGGCTGGGAATAAAGGCCTGGGGATGTATGGAGGGCCGGGCAGCGCGAGTCCGTCGTCGATCATGGCGACGCAGAACGCGATGAAGCTGTTCCCGGTGAATGTGTTTGGCGCGCGCGAAGACAAGATCATCGCCGCCGGCGCACGGGAGATTCCCGGCCTGAAGTTTTCGCCGAAGGACCCGGACTCGCCACCGGACCAGTCGGCCGCCGATGAGAGCGACAACTACCTGAAGGTGTGGCTGCTGGACTCGGACATCAAGGGCGCGGTGGGGAAGGTCTGGCGCTACTACTACACCGACTCGACCGCGCTGCTGTGGACGGCGAGCTGGGCGGACCAGCAGCGCTGGGGCACGGAGCAGCCGGACAAGCAGGACGGTGTTGGCGTCTACGGAGCGCCTGAGGCCGATGGGGTGACTCCGGAGACGGAGCTGCGTTCCGGTGAAGACGAAGATGGCGATGACGCGGCCGGTGCAGCAGCAGCCGCATCTGGAGACTACAGCGGCGATGGCAACAGTGGGGCCTCTGCCATGGATGCCGAGGCGCCTGCGATCTGCGAGATGACGAAGGTCTACGGGATCCTCGA